TATTGGCATACCATAAAATACACAAGCTTTAAGTACATCTTCAAAAAATATCTCAGCAGTCTGAGGTCGTGCAATGTATTCCAAGAAAAATTCATTGCTCGGTGCATCATCCATATTGAATTTAGTCTTTCCGTGTAAAGCTCCGTTTGAGCCACCTCCTCCCACAACTCCTGAAATATCATAACTATCACAACCAAATGCTCCTAAGTGTTCATTACCCGGATGTTTGATTCCTCTTTTTTCTACTACTCTGTTTTGCAAATTTTTATTTGGAGTCCAAGACACTCTAAACCTACCTCTACTATCAGGACTAAAGATAACCTCTGTATCTTTTATTCCATTCTTCCAAGATAGTGTACCACGAGTAATGTGATGGTCCATTATCAAAGAATCATTATAATCTATTTGTTGATATATTTTAGTAAGATTAAATATTGATTGTTTACTTTCATCTCTAAATGCGTGTGACTCTGTTCTTGGGAACTGTCTATAAAACTCATTTAATGCATCTGCATCATTCTTTAATGACTCAACTTCAGCTTCCCAATAATCAATTGCACCTTGAAGTATCAGCTCTCCATCAATTCCAAGCACAGGACTTTCAGGTGTCCTAAACACCGGCATTCCATATACATCTATAAACCCTTCCATATTCCACTCCATTGGAATAAATAAAGAATATAAACCTGACTTAGTTTGTCCGTTGCCATTTCTTTTAGTCACATCGGAATCTTGATATAGTTTTTTAAACTCTTCTCCACCTTTGTTTAGTGCATTGGATGTAGAACCCATCATACACTTACCAATAATCTTACTACCTAATCTCAAACAAGTTTTAGTAACTCGCCAATTGTTTAGAATATTATTTGGTTTTAACCACTTACCACTCTCATCGTGAACTAATAACAATAATTTTTCTCCATCATACGAGTTGTCATCAGTGTTCTTCCAATCTATAGTTGTATCTAATCCGAATAGCTCATCCTTTTCGGTATTGTACATATTCTTCTTAGTAATCTTTTCTGCAGGAATCCTAAAAGCTAATTCAGTTTTAGGTTTATCCATACCATCCATAATAGGTTTAAAGAAAAATGGTAGTCTGTTATTTATAGGAACAACTTTATCTGTAAACATTTTCTTAGCATCAGAACCTGTCTTAGATAATATTCCAACTCTTGCATCCTTTGCAAGTGTTCCTGTATTTATACATTCTGAAGAACTCATAAAAGAAAAACCTGAACGTCTTATCTTTAAATAGTCTTGACCAAAACTTCTTTTATCTGCTTTACAAGCTTCCCAATGCAACCATAGTATTCTGTTAGCTTCTCTATAGTCAGGATATCCTACATCAATTGATGTCCATTGAAGATACATATAATGTGAACCTGAGATATAAGTTGGTTTACCATTATTCATAAACCATACTCCATACTCTCTTCTTTCAAACTCTTCTTCTATATAGTCAACCCAAGTATCTTTAAACTCAGATGACATCTCATTCCATTGAAATATAGATTGTATTTTATCTAACGACTTAGGTATCTCAGTTCGTTCCCAATATTGTTCTGATGGTTTCTTGTGTCTTTGAAGACACTTTTTTGGAGTTGGTGGTAATGCTATTCTTAATCCTGATATCTCAATGCAATCTCCAATCTGACCTGTTTTTGAAATTACAATGAAATCATATTTTGGTTCATAGCCATACTTCCAAGACTTTGCTTTATTCTTGGATGTGAGAATATTCTTAGGCACGACACCTTTAAGTTCTCTGTATAAACTATTTTGACCTTCTTTCTGCAAATCCCTGTTTTGTACTTGTCTTACTAATTCCTTTTTCTATAGATTCAATTGCTTCTCTTTCTACTTCAATTCTATTTAATATTTCAAATGCATCAAATATTGCTAACTTTTTTGTAGCTGCTGCATTCTTTAATCTATCTGCTGCTAAGTCATCTTCGGCATCATACTTTATGATATCTTCTTTTGCTACTTTAATAAGTTGCTCCACTGCTCTGTGACCTGCTTCGATTATCTTTAGTTTAATTTCTTTAGATTTCATTTCTATTTTTATTATATGTAATATACAAAATTAATCAACTGTATAAAACATAACATAAACAACCCTACCTTCATTCCAACTTTTATTAGGATACTTACTATGAAAGTAATTACAAGGATAGGATATAAGTCTATTTGGTTTATAACCCACAACACTTTTTAAATTCCATTTATCTAAATCATTAGAATCTCTTAAAAGTATTTTATCAAACTCTTCATCACTTATATCTACCGGCATTGTTTCTCCCATTTCAGTATGTTCCCAAAATGCAGTTCCGTGTAAATCTTTTTTGAAAGAATCAGACAAATAAAGAACTATAGCTCTATTTGGCTTCTCTCCCATTATTATAGTATCTGCGTGTATTCTCCAATCATTATCTATTCTATTAGTAGATACTCTAAAAAAACTAAAAATGTTTTTAATGTTTTTCTTTTCAAGTACCTCTAACTTAGATATAACGTAATCATCAAAGTCATCGTTACTAAATTGACACCAAAAATCTTTTTCTCCTGCAGTTACCTTTTTAAATTGACCCTCTGCTAAATACATTAAAGTATTCTCAAATGTAAACTCATCTAAAAAGTTATCTTCAATATAAATCATAGTGCTACAGTTATTTGGTGGTCAAACATTCTGTAAAGCTTTTCTCCATCTATATTAAACTCGTATTCACTCTCAGGTTTAAAACAAACTTTATCTCCTGAATTTATACCTTTACTTTTTAAATACTTATTAGGGTACTTCATTTCCCCTACTAAAGGTTCTTCAGTTATAGGTTTGTATATATAACTTTCTTCTACAGGAATTGGTTTAACAAAACAATACCTGTCTATTGCGTTCCATTTATCTTTGTGCTTGTATGCGTAGTATTGGTCAGGTTCAATAAAAAATAAATCATCTTTAAAATAACTTTTACCACTTCTTTGTTTTCCGTACATATCATTATAATACTTGAAAACATTATGGTGTACTAATAAAGTATCTCCAATAGATATTGGACCTTTATAATTTAAAGGTAATTCAATCACTTCAGCTTCTCTATTTGAGAATCTGTGGTCTTCTGTTGAGGTACTAACTACAAAGTCTATCCCACCTATTTCCTTTGTGTTATTGTACCTTCTGTTTTTTATTGGTTTAACAATAAACGCAAAAGGTGCTTTCATAAATTTAATTTATGAGCCACAACCTATACAATCTATATGAGAATCTTGAGGTTTGACTCCGTTTAATTTCATTTTAAGATTATGCTCTCTATCTTTAAGCTCACACTTTTCTATAAAGGATAACCCTTTTGTTGCTAATTTAACTGAAATATTATACAACTCTGCTCTAATCTCTGTATTATTCTCCATTATTTGCGTTTCTATAGTTTTTAGTAGTTCTAAATTTATTTCTATTCATACGAGTTTTACCATTTCTTGAAGTAGATTTCTTAACTTCTTTAACAAGTAGTTTCCCATCTTCATCTCTTACTTTAACTACCTCTTTAAATCTACTTTTACTTTTTTTCTTTCCACTTGGTTTACTCTTCTTTTTACTTTTTTCTTTTGTTTCTATAGAAATATTATAAGTTTTGCCATCAGAATCTTGTTGACTATCTTTTACAGAACTTCTGTAATTTTCTTTTACTACTTCCTTTTTGTTTTTAGCTTTAGAGTTAACTGCTAATACCTCAGAACTTTGTATTTTATTTTTCTTTGCCATAATTAAAAGTTTATATTGTATTCAATAGACACAGGAACTGTTGCAGTAAATTCTTTCCACATAACTATTTCTTCTGCTTTTTGTATATATATTACAATAGACTTAGTTTCTGCAACTAACTTAATTAAATGTATCTTATAGTTGCTATTTAGAACATCTTGTCCTACTATGTAATGCATTGCTCCTGATTTGTAATCAGGTCCGATTGATATTTTTCTTATAGCGTTTCCCATTATGAATGTTCTGAAATTGCTTTAAATGCGTTTCCTACTATGCCATTTTCTGCATATTCTTTTTTAATCCACTTATAAGAGTTGGGAGTATATACCTTTTCAGCAGACACCCAAAACTCTTCTACCCATTGGTTTATTTTAGCATCGTTCTCTATAGTATATACAATATCTAATAATTGTATTATTAAAGTATCTCTATACAATAAACATTCTTGTACAGAATTTGTGAGTGTATACAGGTTATCTCTAAGTGTTTGTAACGCTATCTCATCTTGTCCTATTTGTCCCATCATTACCATTATCCAAATATAGTTATTTTAGTTGTGGGAACATACCCACTTCTTGCTCCATTTGAAGTAGGGTAACTTGACATTGAATACTCTAAAGCTGAAGCCGAAGTTCTTGAATCATATGACCATTCAGCAGAAACTGTGCTTGATTGATAATCTCCATTTCTATATTGAAAATTAACAATTAAATTTTTTTCATTATCGTAATCAAAATCAGTATCAAAAGGTATTGCAGTCCAACCTACTCCTGCACTTCTTGTGACACTTCCTACAAAAACTGTAGTTAAATCTGTTACTCCTGATATAGTTGAAAAGTTTTCCGGAACTGCAGAACTTGGAAATGTTGTTGAAGTTATGTGCCCTAACTTTATTGTTAAATCATTTGTGGTGTATTGTGTAGCAGAACTGTGTTGATTATAAAATTGCATTTTACTAATTAGTCCTGATAGTCCTATGTCCTCTTTTTTATATATCTGACCTGTCCAATAGTATTCATAAAACTCATACATTGGATTAAATCTTGCATCTACACCTCCTGTATTACCTATTTGAATAGTTTGTTCAGTGCCCGGAATATGTTGACCTGCACTACCTAAAAAATATTTTTGACTATTACTCATACCTCAAAAGACATTTTAGAAATGGAACCTGTGTAAGTTAATCCTAATAATGTTTTACCACTTGTCGTACTATATTCTTGTCCTATTCCTTGACAGGTAACAAACATCGCATAATTAGACACATCAAACACAATTATGTTTTCCATACTTCCACCATCAGTTGCTATATAAATAGCTCCTGTATTTTGTATTGCTTGTATAAATTCTTCCCAAGTCATTTTAATAGTTTATTTTTAATAATATGTTTAAGTAAGGTGGTTGGTATCCTGAATCTAATGCATCCATTGAATATGAGTTTGTTACAGGATTACTACCTAAGTCTGAAGCATAAGTCATTGACCACTGTTCTATTTGCTCTGCATATGCAAATGTTGTTCTACCTGTTAAATAAGTTGTTACACCTGCATTATAAAAACTAAAAACTAAGTTATCAGTACCATTATAAATAAAATCAGTATCGAAACTAATAGTATCCCAACCTACACTGCTATAAGGTAAACTCCCTTTGTTAACTACCTTTATCCTATCTGTGTAATCAAATGTAGTTTGAGACTGACTCATATCTGTTTTAACAAAATCACTTGCTAATGATTCAGTGGTATGAGCACACCATATCTCTACATTCTTAGCACTATAAGTAGGACTTGAATTTCCTAAAGGTTGAGCAAAATAAACATCAATTCCTGTAATTGTCTTTGCACCTGAGTCAGATGCATTAACGGCATAAGCTTCTACAATCATATGAGTGCAAGAATACTTATAATATTGATTAGCTACTGATGGAGATGCAGGAACAAAGGTTGAGTTTGGTCCATTATCATCATAATAAATTGGGTCGAAATTGTTAAATGGTCCTGTAAATATATCCACAGTTTTGTTTTGCACAGGTGGCACACCACCACCTGCACTCATCAATCCTGATGTATTCAAATACTGTTTTATTACTTGACTCATTGAGTTTCAATTTTAGGTGTAATTAGTAGCGTAAGTCCAATAAAACATTGGAGAATTGTATGTGCAATATGTAAATGTAAGCGTGTGTATTTGTCCGGTAGCTAAAGTTACTGCACCTGCACCATTGTTAGCTACTTTAGAGTTACTCGGTAAAGCTAAAGTTGTTGCTCCTTCTGCTGCAGTTAAATCAACTATTACGTTTCCATAGTCTCCACTTTCAGGATATTGTACTGCTAAAGTTAAAGCACCACCTGCTTGTGGACCAACTATTATTGCACTTGTAGACTCGTGTAAGTCCATAGTATAAGTACCACTTACATTAGTTAATTGAACATAATCTTTTTTTCCGTAGTGCTGAAGTTTCTGTACCTTATTCGTAGCGTTAGTAATATCTACATAACCTATTTCTCCTGTGGTTTCATTGTACCAAATCTTACCTTTATCTATTTGAAGAGAAGTATTTATATTACCTTCTTTAGTAGTAGTGTTAGGAGGTAATTGTATAGTTCCTACATCTTCTCCAAAAGGAATCCAAGATTCAATAACATCATCAGAAAAAGCATCAACTAAGTTTTTGTTTCCGTACCATCTTTGTAAATCACAGTTTGCCCAAAATCCTTTAGTTGTTGCAGAACCTTGATAAAGACCTTCAACTATTCTTCCTTCTACATCGCAAGTAAATATATTACTTACACCATCTTGAGGATTAATAACAATCTTAGAGTATGTACTATCACTAAGGTTGTCTGAACAAAGTTCTAAATATCCTGAGTCAGCATTTTGAATGTATGCATCCCAATTGGTAGTTCCATTTGTAGTTCCACCTGATAATTTAAACTTCTCATCTAACTTTAACTCTGATTGCCAACCTGAAAAAGAACCTGTAGTTGGACTAAATGGTTTAAAATCAATTTCTTTATAATTCTCTAACTTATAATCGTATAGACCTCCACCATTCCATACTACATCATTTGTACTTGTGTTAGTACCACCACCACCAACAATATAAGTTGGTACGTTTAATGTTGCAGTAGATGAATCCCAAGTTGATGGACCTGAATCTCCTGTTGTAGTTAAAGTTATTGCTCCTTGTTTAGCTGCAAAAGAATTAAAATCTGCAGGACTTAAAACTCCTGATTGCGAACCTGATGCCGTTAGCACACCTATCGTTGGTGTAGTACCACCTGATGATGTGATTGGTGTAGTTGCACCCACTGATGTTACACTTCCTGAACTTCCTGAACCATAGTCAGGAATATTTAATGTGTTATTACTAAATGTTGCAGTTCCTGAAGTTCCTACTGTAGTTAATGTTATACCATCCTGTTTTCCATTAAATGTATTCCAATCTCCTGCAGACAAGAATCCATTTGTAGAAGTATTAGATTGAGCTATTCCAAGTACAGGTGCCGTAGCAGTTCCTGAATTATTTAATGGAGCAGTTACTGAAACTTGTGTAGCTTGTGGTATACAATAAACAGTAGAGTCAACTTCTAACTTAGTTAAGGTTATAGTACAATCAGCATTAGGATTAGCTACAACTGTTGAACCACCACCTGTTCCATTTGATACTGCAGTTATAATACCTCTTGGGTTTACTGTAATATCTGCATTAGTGTAAGAACCTGCAGTTACTCCACTTTGGTCTGACATACCTATAACGATAGTGTCTGATGTTAGCGTTGATAATTCAATATCATCTTGAGCTTGAAATAAAAGCTCATTGTTTAAAGTGTTGATAGTAATAGGTGTACCATCTACAATTCCTGTAATAAAAGATGTTAAAGGAGCACCACCATCTAAAGATATAGTTAATTTAGCAGTAGCTGCTCCTTCAGCAGATTGAGCAATACTAATTCCTGTACCACCTTCAAAGTTTACATTTCCGTTTAACCCGGCTACTTCTCCTAATTTTCTAACTGAAGCTACACCGGATGAACCTCCTGATGATGCTAAAGCAACAATGTCGCTTATTCTATAATTCTTAGTTATATTATTGTCTCCCACATCAGTTCCAATAACCATATCGGTTAATTGGACATTGGAATCTATTGCATATGTTGCTATCTTAGCCATCTCTTAAAATTTTTATTATTTTTCTAAAACTTCTTCAGGAGCTTTAGACTCTTCCTCTTTAGGAATAGCTTCAATTTCTCCTGTCTGTACATTAATTCGAGAGTCTCTACCATACTTATCAGATAACTCATTCTCTAACTTAATATACTCTGCTTGGAGTTTATCAATCTTTCTAACAATAGTTTGCTTAGTTAGTTCTGCATCTCCAAGCTGCATCTTCATATTGTTAAATTCATTTAACATTCCTTGAATCTGCGTTAATTCTTCTTGTGTTAATTTTTTGTTTGCCATTTTTATTTAATTTAATTTACTTACAAAGATAGTAAATTTGTTTGAAGGTTTATTTTTCTTCCTTCTTACTATCTGAATATGATTTCATCATTTTTTCTCCTGTCCTTCCAATTACATAACCACCAATACCTAACTGTAGTAAATTCCAAAACTCTGTTTCTAATTCAGGAATCCTTAAGTCAAACAATGGTCCAATGAATTTACAATAGATGACTATGAATCCAAACGCTAACATTAAGATAGGTCTCCAACTTCTTTGTAACCAATTACCTTTAGCTTCTGCTAAGATAATATTGGTTTGCATTTGTTGTAGTGCTAATTCTTTTTTAGACGTTATGTCTTTTATTATTGCTTTAGCTTTTATTTTGTCTTCTTTGGAAGTAAATAGCTTGTCTAAGCCACCCATTAAGTCTCCTACGAAACCACCTCCGAGAAATTCAAGTATCTTCATCCCTGCTTTCATCTTCATATTTATTGCTTATTGGTTTATATTCTGAAGTTGCATCGAAACTTGGACACGCTTTTGCAGCGAAATCTCTATGTCCGTGAATAATAGCTTCAGGATGCATAGCTTTCAATGTGTGTAATAAATGGTTTAATGATTCTTTTTGAGCTTCAGTTCTTGTGTCTTTAGGTGTTTTACCATCAGTTTCAACTCCACCGATATAACATATTCCTAAACTGAATGGATTGCTTTTTAAACAATGAGCACCTTGCCTATTATCTGCTCTTCCTTTAGCGATAGTTCCATCTAAATATATAACATAATGGTACCCCACATCTGACCACCCACGACCATCAACGTGCCATTTTCTTATTGTTTCTATATCTATATGCTGATTCTCTCTTGTTGCAGAACAGTGTACAATTAATCTTTTAATCTCCTTCATCTTTATTTTGTTTTTTATTATCTCGAAGTAACACCCATTTATTCAATGTGTATCCAATAGATATAACAAGTAACAAAATCTTAAAGATAACTTCAAGGTTAGTCATTGACAACGCAAGAGCACTTGCATTAAGTAAGTATAATTTTATATCTGACATCCATTCACTCATTTTCTACATATTCGTATTCAATATCTTTTTCTTCAATTAGAGTTGAGGTTACTGTATACTCAACGAATATCTCACTATGAGTGATGTCGCTTATATACTCTTGCATTATATTCTTATAGTTATTGCTATTGACATATTACCAAAGTGCTACTATGTTGGTTAAACTTGTTCCTGTTTCGTGAACCTTAACAATTTGAACCGGGAAAAAAGCTCCTGCTTTTAATCCTTTAAATTCAACTACGTTTCCGGCAACAGTTGTTACTTTTAAATTTCCATCAGTATCTCCAAGATAAAGAACGCATCCGTTGTTTGCATCTTGAACTCCCTTTTGTGGAGATGCACTATATATAATGAACTCTTCTCCTGATGCCATTATATTGGCATTAAGCGTTAAAGTTTCATCATCATCAACTAATATTACAGTTGCTGCTTTACCATCAGTTGTATTGTAAACGATATCTCCAATCATTACTCTTTTAGTAATAAAACCTTCTTCGCTTTCAATAACATAGGTCTGACCTGTTACTGCAACATCTTTATCTAAAGATAAAGTGTCATTATCTTCGACTGAAGTTACAATTGCTTCTCCTGTTGTTCCTGATGTCATCTTAACCTTGTAACCTTTCTTTACTGTGGTTAAAAAGTTTTGACCTGAATCCACTAATTTAAAAGCAACTGTACTTGAAGTAGTACCCGAATCAACTTGTGTTTCTATTTTTAACTTATCTGTTACAGTAGCTGAAGCTTCTCCTGTTACAACTTCTTCAGCATATGGTACGTTAGCGTTGTCTGACTTATATACTTCTAATGCTTGAAATCCTTGTAGTTTATTATAACTCATTTTTTATTTTTTATCTCCTTTGTAGAATATTTTATTGACTGCCAAGTTAGGGTTGTCCAAGAAATCTCTTCGTTTTTTGCACCCACAATCATCTTTACCTAAAGCTTTTGCTCCTGCTTCTACAACTTTTTTAATTCCTGTAGCTTCAGTCACTCTCTCTATAGCTGAACCTAAACCTTTTGGTTTCTTTCTCATATGTGCGTGTGCCATTGTATTAAGATTTACATTTACAAATTCTGTAAGGACAGTCATCACTTACATTAATTAAAAACAAAGATACGATTCTGTTATAACTACAACAGAACTTCTTCCACCAAGCTTGAAGCTTTAGTCCTACTTTTACTAACCACTTTCCCATTAGAAACTATGTTTAGTAACCTTAAGGTTGTTACAGTGGTATGCCATTGATTTGTCAGCAGAGTATTTTCTTTTACCCATTGCTTTCTCCATACCTTCAGACTCGTGTCTTCTTGACTTAAGTGATTGTGATTTCTTTCCGTTTCTCGCACCTAAAGAATCATCTAATCTTGCGTTATATCCTTTTCCGTATTTTGCCATTACTTTCTTTTTAAAATTTTTAATAAATTGTTTTTCGGTTTCTTTTTAATCTTATGAAAGTCTTCAAAAGATTGATTTGTTGAAGGACTAAAGGGATGCATAAGGTCTCTCTTTGGAGCCATATTTTTCGCTTTATATCCTTTATTTAGTTTTATTCCCATTACCCTATTGTTTTATTTCCAACTCTTACAGTCTTACCACTACCACCTTTGTTTCTACCTTTAAGTAATTGCATACCACCTAAGATTAATCCACCTATTGCAGCAGCTTTACCTACTCCACTCATAGGTGTTGGGGATGGTGTTGGGGATGCCGGAGTTGCTAAATTTTTCATAACGTAACGAGTTTTGTTTATACAAATATACTAATATTTTCCTTTCCTATTTTTTGGAGAGGATGCAGTTGAGCCACCTTTACCTGCCCATAACTTTTTACAAGACCAATATCTTGCAGTCAATTTGCTTTTAGCAGTACCACATTTATGTCTTGCTTTAAAAGATTTCCTTGCAGCTTTAGAATAATTGTGACCATACCCTTTAGCTCCAAAGTGAATTAGTTTTTCTTTACCACCTTCACAAGCTTTTACCATTTTCTTCTTTCCCGGTCTTGTGCTTGGTCTTACGACATTACACTTCATATTCTTTTTGCTGACTGCCATATATTAGTTTTTATTTTTTTTCTTTTCAAGTTCCTTCTCTAACTTGTCAATGTGTATTCTATTATACTTAACATCATTCTTTATAACCTCAATGTTAAAATTTTTACTTTGAGATTTTAAGTCATACACCTTTTCGTTTAATGAGTCAACCTGATATTTAGTGTTGTACCATACACCAAGTATTGAACACACAAACACGATTACTTTAACTACGACTGCTATACTAATTTTCTGTTCCATCATTTCTTTTTTCTTCTTATGGCAGATACTTTTTTACCACCTGCACCTTGTTTACCAATTCTTGCTTTTTCTCTTTGTTTCTTTTTTAAAGTAGATTTTGATAATTCAGATTTTGTTGCCGGTGTCTTTGAAGACACTCTCTTTGATGGTCTACAGTATTCACTTTTACCTCCTGTGCCACAAGGTTTTCCTGTTCGAGTGTCAATCCATTTTTCTTTAGTCCATCTCTTTAGATTGGCTTGTGCTGCACGAGCTGACCACTTGCCATAGCTCTTCATTACTTTTTTATAACAAGCATCTTTCGGCATAACTATGTACTTCTATTGTTTTTCTTTCTATGTAATTTCATTCTACTACCACCTAATCTATTTCCACCAAACTGTAGAAGCTTTGCTCTTGTTGGTTTATTAGTTGTGTCAGGTTGGTTAGCTGCCCTTTCTTTCTCTTTAGCTAATTGAATTAATTTCTGTGCTTGAGCATTTTTAAAAGTAATTTCGTTGAGGTCTGCCAAAGAAACTTTAGCCGAACCTTTCTCATACTTGTTCTCATCCTTTTGTTGATTTGGTCTTGCTTTATTTTTTTCTTGACACTTCTTTAAAGCATCTCCTTTTAATCCTTCGCAGCTCATAACTTTATTTTTAATTACCTTTGATACAAAGGTACGAAATTTAATATAATGCATAATTACTTGAAATATTGGAAGGTGGTCAAACAGTTTGTAAAAACTAAATATGATATATCTACTGCAGACTTAGAGATGTTATTGTTTCTGCGTTCT